ACAGGTCAATCCGTGAAAATCCGCGATTCCGGACACACATTTTGACCCTTAACCCTGAACCACCAACGTGCGTAGAAGGGCTTCTTCGCGGGGACTCCCGCGTCGCCGGGCAAGAGGGTGGACTGGGACATTGGATCCTCCGTGAGTTCCCAGGGATTGATGGCACCGATAGTGTATAAGCCTTGTCGAGACGCTGGTAACAGTTTTGATGTTTTAAAATGATGGAGATTTCTCCGCCTACGCTGCTCCGGCCCGCACCGCTGCGATGAGGGCGTCGTCGGGTAGACGCACGTACCGACGAGTGGTCTCGGGCCTCGAGTGCCCCAGGATGGCCCCTACCGCCAGGAGGTCGCGGGTTCCGGCGTACATCTGCGTCGCGCACCGGTGCCGCAGCGAGTGGGCCGTCCAGGGCCTGGGCAGGGCGTTCCGGATGATCTTCCCGACCGTCGCAGCGCTCAGGTGCCCATCGACCTTCCCAGGGAAGAGCCACCCCCGCGCCTGAGTGAGTTCGCGCCGCAGCTCCATGTTGACGATGGGGATGTACCTGCTCCGCCCGCCCTTGCCTGTCACGTACAGGCCGTGCCCGTCCCAATGGTCCGAGTGGACGGTCGCGATCTCCATGCGCCGTAGGCCCGCGTACCTGGCGAGCAGGATCATGATCCGCGTGCGGTGGTCCACCTCGTGGAGCACGTCCAGGATGATGTCGTCGGGGGCGGGTCGCGCGATCCCGGCGGGCACGCGCACCGCTTCCAGTCCCCGCGCCGGATCATCGTCGATGAGGCCCTCCCCGTGCGCCCACCGGAAGAAGGTCGCCATCGCCGTGCGTACGCTCCGACGCGTCTCCGGCTTCCAGTCCCCCGCGGCGAGCACGCGCCGCAGGTCCCCAGCTCCCACCGCGCCCGGCCCATCCGGATGTGCCGCCGCCACCCGGCCGATGTTGTACGTGTACAGCCGCACGGTCCCCCTCGACCGTCCTGCCGCGAGCAGTGCCAGCCTCCACTGATCGATAGCGTCGTCCCAGGCGCTCATGCCCGTGCCCTCCATGAGCCCCGCCCCGGCCCCGTCGTTGGGCAGAACGCGGATCACACGCAGCCGCGCCCTCCGGCGCTCGCGGGTCGGGCGTCGGCGTTCCTCAGTATCCTGAGCGGGGCTCGGCTGATTCATGAGTATCCGCCTGGTCAGAGTTCATGCGACACGCCGAGGTGTGCGAGGATTTATCCAGGTCGCAGGGCGCGGCCTCTTGCGGGTGAGAAACGCCACCAGCTGCCCGTCCGGGTTGTAATCGGACGGTTGGTGGTTCGAGTCCACCCGCAGGAGCCCATCTGCATTCCCCGGCCCGTCAGGGTCGGGGTTTTCGTTTGCCTGCCCCGTTGTGAGCCACTCAAACGGCACGCGAGTGGCGAAGGCCCAGGCGATGAGGACGGACTTCCTGGGCTTGGATGCTCCACGTTCGGCAGCAGAGATCGAGTTTCGCGAGACGCCAATCAGCTTGCCGAGCTCGCTTTGGTCTAGTTCGGCGGTCTCGCGCGCTTTGCGGAGGCGGTCGGAGAGGGTGAACTTTGGGATGCGGGGAACCAGTGTCTGCGTACTCATATTGCGAAGTTTAGCAACCTATTGACCAAATGGCAACATGTTTGTTCGAACTTGACATTTTCAAAGTTATGGCCTCAAACTTGGAACATGCAAAGTTTGGATGCGCAAGGTGACCTCGGAATCGTCACAGCAGCCGAGGCGGCAAAAATCCTCGGGATCACAAGACGAGCAGTACTCGCCCGCGTTCACGCGGGAACCCTTTCTGCTGCCATGAAAGCCAGCGGAAAAACCGGAGCCTTCCTGTTCTACCGCGACCACATCGAGGCGCTCGCGGCCTCCTCCAAGATGGGGGGCGCGCGATGAACGGCGGGATCCTCTTCTTGATCGGCCTCACGATCGTGCTGTTGTTCGTCCTCGCGCTCGTCGTCGTCGCGTTGCGCTTCGACGAGCGCAAGAACCGGGCGCCGCAGATTGCGACGGCTGCCCGCCAGATCCTCGATGCGACGGAGCGGGCCCGCCAGGACGTGGCCCGGTTCGAGTCCGCTGTCCGCAACGTCGCGGGCGCCTTGTCTTCCTCCCCGGTGGCTTCCTCCGCTGATTCCAGCGCCGCCGGGGAGGAATCCGACGGCCTGCCAGGGTTACGTGCCCAGGCCCTGGCAGGCCCCACCCGCGTGGACGACCCGCACGGATCCGTGCGGGCGACCACGCGGCAGGACTACCGGTTCTTGACGCGCCCGGGGGACAGCGCGGACCGGCAATGACTCCGCGGGGCCGGGATCGAGTATGTGGGTTGCGGTTCTCCGCCCGGCCCCGCGGTCACTCAGCTGATACAGAAAATGCCCCGGCCGATGGTGGTCGGCCGGGGCGTGTCCAGAAAGGACGGTTGATCCATGGATCAGAGTAGCACGCCCAGCACGTTGACGTTGAGCACGCCGGTGCTCGACGCCTTGATCCGCCTCAAGGTGGTCATGGAGCGGCGTCAGCGTCCGACGTCGGCGCAGAAGCGCGTCGCGTTGGCCCGTGCGCGGGCCGAACGGGCCGCGAGGGAGGAGTCCCGATGACGAAGATCAACGCTGCGCGCGTTGCCGTTGGGGCGGCGCTGTTGGCGGTCGCGTGGTGGTTGGGGTCGGTCATCGACCCGTGGGGTCCGGCTCTCGCCGCGATGCTGCCTCCCGAGCTCCTCGGTGAATGGCTGCTGTACGTCGCGTGGAAGGAGCGTCGAGCAGCATGAGGAAAGTGCAGCTCGCCGTCGAGTACCCGATCGAGGAGCCGGGGCTGCCGATGCCGCACCTGGTGGCGTCCGCAGTCAGCGCGTTCGTGGTGGAGGCGGAGCGCCAGGGCCTGCTCTTGGTGTCCTCGCCGATCCCTGATGTGAAGCACACGCGCCGCGTCGTAGCGGTGCGGGCTGACGTGGTGGAGAGGCCCGCCAGGCGGGCCGCCCAGGAGCCCACCCCGCCAGCATTCCAGTGCCCGCAGTGCGGGCAGCCCATTTTCAGCACCGGCCAGGAGGAGGACCGGAAATGATGTCAGGAGCATTCATCACCATCGGAGTGCTGGCGGTGTTGACCGTCGGCCTGTGGATGGACACTCGGGCCCGCACGCGGGCGCTGCGCGAGATGCGCACGCAGATGCGGCAGATGTGCCGCCGCGAGCAGAGGCAGAGGGCGGTTGCCAGGGCGTTGCGGCGAGCCCGCGCCCGCCGGGGAGGTGGCGAGCGATGATTTCGCGAACGGCCATCGGGGCCGACGACTCCCAGGCCCGCGCTGTCGCCGAGGCGATGCTCGGCATGGTCGATGAGGAGGGCCACGTCGAGGTGGCCCAGGCGGAGCTGGCCCGCCTGACGGGCCAGTCGGCGCGGACGCTGCGCCGCACCCTGGACCGCTTGAGGGGGGCGGGGTGGATCGCAGTACTGCGGGACCCGTCCCCGAATCAGCCGGCACTCTACGACCTGACCCCCGTCCTGGGGGAGGCCGCCGCAGCGGGTCTGACGCCCCGCCGTGAGCCCGCCCAGGATGACGCTCCCGGGGGCGCGCGTCGCCTCACCGATGAGGCCGCAGCCGATCCGATCGGCCGCGTCATCCCGGGCCAGCGGTGGATGATCGATCCCCTCCTGCTGCAAGAGGGAACGAACGTCCGCTCCGACCTCAGGGTCGGCGACGCGTTCGTGGATACGATCGCCGGCCTCGGTGTCCTGAAGGACATAGATGTCTATCCCACTTTGACGGGACTCGTCATCCTCGACGGGCACCGCCGCCACCGCGCGGCCATTAATGCTGGCCTAGAGGAGGTCCCGGTCCGCATCGTCGACGTGACGGACGAGGTGGCTCGCATCGGCCTGCAGATCACGGAGAATGACGAGCACGAGCGCACCAGCGCGGGCGACCGTGCCAGGGCGATCAACCAGTTGGTGCTGATGGGGATGCCTGCCGCGGAGCTGCGCAAGCGCGGGGTCCGAGCGGGCGAGGTCACGAAGGCTAAGAGCATCGCGGCAGCGTCCCAGGGCGTCGCGGATCTTGGGGACGAGGCGGGCCTCGGATTCGACGACCTGGCGAAGATCGCGGACCTCGAAGGGGATGCGCCAGCCGACATCGTGGCGGAGGCAGTCGAGCGGATCCGCGAGAGCCCGGCGCAGATCGACCACGCTCTGGCGGCAGCGCGGGACGCCGCCAGGATCAGGGAGCAATACGACGCCGCGGTTCTCGAGCTGCGCCAGCAGGGCGTCCGCGTCATCACCTACGAGGAGTTCTACGACGGGTACCCCGAGAAGAACCGGTACGTATGGGACTTGAAGGATGAGTGCGGCATGGGCGTCATGAACCACGAGACGTGCCCCGGGCACGCCGCGTTTGTGCAGATACGCGACATGGGCGGGAAGACCCCCATCAAGCAAGTCATGTGCGTCTGCATGGACTACAAAGAGCACGGGCACTTCTCGTGGGAGGACAACCGGAAACGCGCTCGGACGCAGAACTCCGGGGATCGCGGCGAAGTCGTCGAGAAGAACCGGCAAGCCGCGCAGGAGCACGAGGTGCGCCGCGCCTGGATCAGGGACGTCCTGCTGCGGCGCAAGCCCCCCAAGGACGCGGCCCTCCTGGAGATGCCCGTCATCTATGGCCAGTGGTGGGTGTCCACCAGCGCCCAGTCGAAGGCCCGCGATCTCCTCGGCGTCGGAGGGTGGGAGTTTGGCTCGCCGACGACGGCCGGGCGGGCCGCCAAGTGCAGGTTCGCGTGGTGCTTGGCCATCATCGAGGGCGGCATCGGCAGGGATTACTGGCGCCTTCCCAAGGGAGAGGACTTCGCCCGCCTGGTCCGCCTCCACCTGCGCAGCCTCGAGCGGTGGGGGTACGCCCTCGGGGAGGGCGAGCAGGAGTTCTGCGAGGCCGTCGAAAAGGACACGGACGGCCTCTGCGTCCTCCCGGCGCCGGAGGTCCTCAAATGAGCGCCGACGACACGATGATGCGCCTCCTGGAAGACGCGTCGGCGCAGTCGGCGGAGGTGCTTTCTCCGGCGGCGGCCTGGCGCGACCGCGCCGCCTGCCGGGGCCTGCACCCGGACCTCTTCTACCCGCCGACGACTGCGGAGCAGGAGAGGGTGGCCGCCCAGTACTGCGCCGAGTGCGGCGTGCGGTTCTCGTGCCTGGCGTACGCGCTGACCCGTGACGAGATGCACGGGGTGTGGGGCGGGACCTCGGAGAAGACCCGCCGGGCCCTGCGCAGGGTCCGGCGCCGCCAGCGGGAGAACGCGGAGCGGATCGCCGTCGAGGCGGCGGCCAGTGGGAGGAGTGAGGTCGCATGAGCGCTGACGAGGAATCGACGATGGTGGTCGTCGGCCGGGCCTCCCTCGAGGGGATGCTGCGCGCATCCCTGCCGCACACGGCGAAGAAGCTACCCGACGGCGCGGACGACGGCGCGGGGCTCATGCGCCTCGCGGTCGTCCGGGACTGCCTGATGGGGTTGACGGTGTCGGTGGACCGTGAGCGCGCCCTCGCGGTGCGGTTCACCGTCTATGACCAGGACGTGGTCGACGCCGACGTCGTGTCGGTGTGGCTGCGCCGCGCGGCGGTCGAGTCCCTGGTGGTCTTCCTGGCGGGCTCGCCCGTGTCCAGGGTGTCCGTCGTCATCGCCCCGGATTCGGGAGTCACGGTAAGGGAGACTGGCGTTCTTTACGGGGCGCAGATGGTCCACGTCGCCCCGGCCGCCGAGCCGACGTCGGAGGACAGGTGCGACGCGGCGCGTCTCATCCTCGGCGCTGCGGGGACCCGCATGTACCAGGACGCGCGGATCGAACTCGACCCGGCCACAGTCCGGGTGTGGGCGGCGACGGCGAAGGCCTGGAACATGCCCCTGAAAGTCCGCCACGGCGCGGGCGAGGGCCGCAGCGCTTATCTGTGGGGTATCGACTCGTGCCTTGGATGGGCCCACGGCAGCGTGCTGTGGGAGGGGCCGACGACGAGCGAGCCACTGTACCAGGGGGCGTCGATCCCGTATCTGGAGGAGGCGGTGCTGCCCCCGCCCCCGGTGGGCGCCGCCCAGCGCGGGACCATGCGCTACTACTCGGACGGTGAGGACCTATGACGCCCGACGAGAGGAAAGCCGTGGCAGTCGCCAAGGCTGAGGCCGAGGTCGTGCGCCTGCGCGGCCACGCCATCAGGATGGCCGCAGCCGCCATCGACGTGGGGGTCGCCCTCGCGGAGCGGTTCGGGACTACTGAGGAGGACGCGCGCGTGATCCGCGCTGCGGTCGGCGTGGTCGTGGACCGCCTGGTCTTCGGGCTCTACCCGCCAACGGGGGGCGGATCTGATGAGTAGCCCCGCGCCGGTGATCGACGCCCCCGGTGTCCGCGTGTACGCCGGGGATTGCGTCGACGTCATGCGCGCACTTCCCGAGTGCGGCATCGACGCAGTGCTGACGGATCCCCCGTACGGGATCCGGGTCATGGGGGAGGCATGGGACGCCCCGGGGATTGTGGAGCGCGCCGGCCGTGGCCGTGCGACGTCGCCCATGCCCCAGGGGATCGGTGGCCCGCGCGGCGGGTACCGGAGCGAGGCGACGGAGGCGGGGCGCTACGCGCAGACCGCCGCTGCGAACCGCGCGTTCCAGGACTGGGTTTCCCTGTGGGCGGGGGAGTGCATGCGCCTCCTCAAACCCGGAGGCTACCTGCTGGCGTTCGGGGGCTCTCGCACGGTCCACCGCCTCGCGGCGGGGATCGAGGACGCGGGAGCCGAGATTCGCGACGGCATCGTGTGGCTCAACGGCGAGGGGTTCCCGAAGAGCCTGGACGTTGCGAGGGCGGTCGGTGCTTACCTCGGTGACACAGCGCCCATGTCCAGTGCTACGACGGCCGCGTCAGCGCAGTGGCAGGGATGGGGGACGTCGTTGAAGCCAGCGTTCGAATTGTGCGTGGTCGCCCGCAAGTCTCTCGCGGGGACCGTCGCGGAGAACGTGCTCTCCCACGGGACGGGCGCAATGCACATCGACGCGTGCCGGATCCAGCAGCCCGGAGAATCGGACGCCGGGCCTGGCAGATGGCCGACCAACGTCCTCCTCGCCGAGGAAGCGGCGCGCGCCCTCGACTACGGCGCCCCGGAGAGCGTGAGCCGCCGCGGGAAGCCCCGCGCCTCCAAACGCCCCGGCGACGGATGGGGCATGACGTTCACGGGCGCCGAGTACGACGACAGGGGAGGGCCGTCAAGGTTCTTCCCGGTATGCCGGTACGCCCGGAAGGCATCGTCGTCTGAGCGCCCGACGGTGGGCGGTGTCGCCCACCCAACCGTCAAACCACTCGACCTCATGAGGTGGCTCGTCCGACTCGTGGCCCGCCGCGGGGCCACGGTCCTCGACCCGTTCGCGGGGTCGGGCACAACACTCGAGGCGTGCGTCATCGAGGGGATGGACGCGATCGGCATCGAGAAGGAGGAGTCGTACATGCCGCTCATCGAAGCGCGCCTCGGAAAGCCGGTCATGCAGACCTTGGACCTGGGGGGCATCGCATGAAATTCGTCGTGTACACGAGGCCGGACGACCCCCAGTGCGACGCGATCCTCCGGTACCTGCAGGGGGAGCACGGCCGGGGCCTGCCGGTCGAGACCCGCCCGTGCGCCGACCACCTGCGGACCCTCATGGGTCTGCGGGTCGTCGCCCCTGCGGTCGCCGTGATCGACCAGGCCGGGCGCCGCCTGGACTGGTGGGGAGGATTCCGCCCCGACCTCATGTCCTACTGGGTGGACGTGTTCGCGGGTGATGCGGCATGAGCGCCGCGCCCGAGCCCCTGTGGGCAGTCGGCCCCATCGAGGTCCCCCAGGCGGACATGCTGTCCCTGAACGACCGCGCGGACCGCCGCGCCCAATCGTCCCGCGTGCGGGCCCTGCGCGCCCAGGCCCGCGTGATGGCGCGGGCGGCGCGGTGCCCCAGCCTCGAGCGGGCGCGCATTGTCGCGTGGCTGCGGTTCCCCGACGCTCGGCGCCGGGACCTGCACAACTACATGCCCACCCTCAAGGCGCTTGTGGACGGACTTGTGGACGCGGGCCTGCTTCCTGACGACAGCACTGCGCACCTGCAGGGCCCGGACACGAGGGGGGACTCGCGGCGGACCGTGAAACGCATCGGCGTCCCCATGTGCTCGATCACCCTCACGGTCCTGCCGTTCGAGGAGGGCGCGCCATGCCAATGAGGATGCCCGTCCGTGTCCAGCGGCGCCGCTCCAAGGGGTGGCGAATGCCAGGAGGAGCGAAGTACGTCGGCAGGGGCACCCTGTACGGCAATCCGTACCGGGTGGCCCGCACGCGCCGGGAACTCGACGCGGGAGACCCAACGGTCGTCGCTTCCCCCCAGGAGGCCGTCGCGCGCTACTGCGAGTGGCTCACCACGCCGCAGGGCCAATACGTCGGCGACTGCGCGCGAAGGCTTCTGCGAGGGCGCGACCTCGCGTGCTGGTGCCCACTGGGACAGGTGTGCCACGCCGACGTCCTACTCCGAATCGCGAATCGCAGCATGTGGGACGAGGAGGACTGAACATGCGCCCCACCATCATCCAGTGCCGCCCCCGCGGCTACGAGTACACGGCGATCCACCTGACCAGCGACACCCTTGAGGAGGTCGCCCGGCGGTACGTCGCCGTCTACCTAAATCGATCCGGTGATGCGCTCACCGTGCACACGGTTGGCGGCGTCGTCACCGCCCGGCCGGGCATGGTCCTCCTCGAGGACCCCCACGGCGAGTACGAGGTTCTCACATTCGAGGACTACCAGGACCAGTACGAGGAAGGGTTTCCAGCATGAGGGCAGAAGACGTGCTCGAGGCCATGCGCGTGGCATGGCCCGGCGCTGCTCTCGTCCCAGAGCTCACCATCTACGACGAGATCGAGTGGACGAGGAGTGATGCCGACCATGAGTCGATCACGAGGCGTATCGACGCTCTCATGTTTGAGAACCTCGTGCGCACCGCGATCGAGATCAAGGTCTCCCGGGCGGACGCAGCCCGGGAGACATGGGCGAAGGTCCGGCCATGGCGTCTTGTCTCCCATAGGTTCCTGTACGCCACCCCAGCTGGCCTCATCGATTCCCCACCGATCCCGGGGATAGGAGCCGGCCTCGTTTGGATCCACGACGACGGGCGCGTCGAGTGGAAGAGGAAATGCCGAGTCAGTCGTACCCCAGAGCCTCTCCCTCAGAGGATCGTCCAGACCCTCGCCTTTAGGGCCGCACACAGTTCGGCGGTCAACACCTTCGCCCTGAGAGGAGACGCCTGACATGGCCGGAGAAACCGTCATCACGATCATCGGCAACCTGACCTCCGACCCGGAGCTGCGGTGGACGCGATCAGGGACGGCCGTCGCCGCCTTCACCGTGGCGTCCACGCCGCGGGCCTTCGACCGCAACGCTGGCGAGTGGCGCGACGGCAGCACCCTGTTCATGCGGTGCAGCGTGTGGCGGGAGGTGGCTGAGAACGTCGCCGAGTCGCTGCGCAAGGGCATGCGCGTCATCGTCCAGGGCCGCCTCAGCCAGCGCTCGTACGAGACCCAGCAGGGCGAGCGGCGCACCGTCGTGGAGATGCAGGTCGACGAGGTCGGTCCATCCTTGCGCCGCGCCCGGGCCCAGGTCATCCGCAACCCGTCGGGCAGTACCGGCGGGGAAGGCTACCAGGCGCCGCCCGCACCTGCGTCCGCCAGCCCAGAGGCCGCGCCGTCGTCGCCCGCCGCGGCCCAGCAGTCCCCGTACGCGCCGCCCCCGGAGGACCCGTGGGTCGCCCAACAGGGAGCCCCCGCATTCGACGGGGAGCCGCCGTTCTGATGCGCGCCGACGTCAAACCCGGGTGGGGCATCGACCCCACCGTCCCGGACCCGGATCCCAGGCGCTGCCCCAGCTGCGGGGTGGCGGTCCTCCCCGGCCGCGCCCAGTGCCATGCCTGCTACCTCCGTGCCGCGCAGCTCACTCGGGCCTACACGGAGCGGGCGTGGATGACTCGCAACTTCCCGGGGCTGCGCCCCCGGGACCTGTTCCCCGAGGACTACGAGGAGGTGACTCGATGACAGGCGACGACTGGGCGCCCCGCATGTGTGATGCGTGCGGAGGCGCGATCAATCCCATCACCGGCGAATGCCGATGCTCTGACTAGAAAGCACACCGAATGTTCTTCCAACTCTGCGACGAGCTGCGGGGCAACCCGAAGATCCAGCGCCTTGCGCGGCGCGCGATGACCGGCGACATGAGCGGTCTGGCCGCGCTCGGCATGTGGGCGCTGGCGGGCACTGCCTGCCAGCAGGGCCTCACCGATGGGGTGGTGGCGGTGGAGACCCTGGTCTCGGACACGCTCAACCTCGAGGTGGCGACCCGGCTGGCGGGGATGCTCGTCGATGAGGGGCTCTGGCACGCGCCGGGGCACTCGTGCGAGCGGTGCGTGCAACCGCCGCAGGGATCCTACGTGTTCCACGACTGGTTCGACCTGCGCTACTCGCGTGGCGCGGAGGTGCGGATCACGCGGGGCAAGCGCGCCGAGTTGAAGGACAGGAAGATCACGGACGCGGTGTGGATGCGGGACCGCATTGGCGGTGTCGAGCGCGGCGGCGACATGGTCGCCCCGTGCCGGTACTGCGGCGCCCGGGTCCACCGCAAGGACCGCAGCGCCTGGCAGTACGACCACGTGGAGCCGAATAAGTACGTCGGCGCCGCGAACATCGTGATCGCCTGCATGGCCTGCAACAAGCAGAAGCAGCAGCGCACGCCCGCCGAGGCGGGCATGGTGCTTCACCGCCCCGGGTGGACGCCCGGTCAGGCGGACTGGTCGGCGCCCCCGCGCAACGCGGAGCGGAGCACGGTCGAGGACACGCCGCAGCAGCGCGGCGGGGCTGTCATGGTCGAAGCCGGGGAGGACGCGAATCCCGTCGAGGGGACGCCCTCGGGTCAGGTCGAATCCTCCTCCCCTTGGAATTCCAGCAGTCCCACCGCCGCCGCGGACGTTGATCTCCCATCCGCTCCCGAGCGCGCAGGAGCCCCAGGGCGCGGTGGGGGAGGCGAGGATCCCGTCGGGGCGCACGCCCCGGGTCAGGTCGAACCCGCCCCCGCGCCGCGCCCGGCCGCACCAGTCCGACCCGCACCGGCGCCTGCGGCAGCCGCGACGGCAAGAAAACCTGCCGCAGCGGCAGCCGCAGCGCAGGAGAATGTTGCCGCAGCGGCAGCAGAGCGGGTGTCTACGCGCGCACGCGCGTGTCAGGGCAGGGAGGGGCAGGGCAGGGTTCAAGAAGGGGAAGGGCCGGGCCGGGAGGCTGACGGGGCCGGGCGGGGTCTGCTCGCCTCATCCCGCAGGCGCAGGCCGCGGCGCAAACGTCGGGTGAGAGATCCTGGCGCTTGCCCTGACGGGACCCAGCCCATGCCCCAGCCCCCACCTGGGTCACCCGGTATGGCTGGTCCTGCGCCCGCTCCGCCGCTGAGTGGGAGTTTCGGGAGCCCGTGGTTCCAGTGGCGGGGCCGTCCGCCGGTGGATGACGAGGCCCTGTGCCCGATCCACGGGGCCGATGTCCCGTGCCGGTTCTGCATCGAGGAGAGTTCATGATGATTCGAGCGTGCGCGTCCAGGTGCGTCCAGTTGGGCGAGCACCTGCCCGACTGCGCGGACGACTCGTGCCGGGGGTGCGCGCCGCGTCTGGCCGCCGTCGGGGTGTTGTGCCCGCACTGCTGGGCGAGGCTCCAGGCCGTCGTGCGGACGTTGCCGTCGCTGGTGGCCGAGCTCATGTCCGAGGACGCCGCGCCGTCGTCGTCCTCGTCGTCGAGCGGCCGCCGGCCGCCTGGCCCGTCGTCGTTGTACCCGCAGCGGCGCGCGGCGGCTGACGAGATCGCGGCTGCCCTGGCGTCCTGGTGCGTCCAGGCGGGCGAGCACCTGGGCGCGGAAGCGCCCCGCCCACCGGGCCTGTGGTGGTCCGCGCCCGGGAGGAAGATCGACCCGGACACGGGCGAGGCGTACTTCGTGGAGTCCGAGCCCGTGGGTGTGCGCGATCCGGCGGCGTGCGCCGCCCTGGTGCGGTGGATTGACCCGCTCCTGGACCGTGTGGCCGCCGCACCGTGGGCGGCCGACATGATCGAGGACCTGGGGAGGCTCGAGGCCGGTGCCCGTGCCAGGTGGTCCGTGGAAGAGCCTGACCGCCGGGTCCGGGACATCGCGTGCCCGTCGTGCAACGCGTACTCGCTGGTCGTCCAGCCGGTGCGCGTGGTGGGCGGCCAGGAGCAGGTGGCCTGCTCGCGCCTGTCGTGCGGGCGTGTCCTGTCCTCGAAGGACTGGGCGCGCCTGCGCGCCTGGACTCTGCTGGTTGCCCGCATGGACGCCGACGGCGGGGGTGCGGGGTGATCGTCGCGGGGGAGTGGTGGGAGCGCCAGCGCGATGCGTCGGCTGCGGTGCCCGGCCTGCCTGCGGCGACGGTGCGCGCGTGGACTGCCTCGGGCCGGGTGCGGTCGGTGAGGGTGGGCGGCGCGGTGTGGGTGTCGATGCCGGACGTGCTCGCCGCCGACGCCCAGTCGAGGCGCCGTCGCAGGCCGGGCCGCGCCGCCCCGCCGCCGGGTGTTTGACACTCGCGCCGGGCGCTTATAACATTCCTACCAACGGGATAATTGTCTCGTGAAGCCCCGGAGCGCTCGCTTGTTCCGGGGCTTTCGTGTGCCCGCGTCAGGGGGTGGGGTGGGATCGTGGCCAGGGTGAACACCCGGCGCATGCGGCAGCTGCGTCAAGACTTCTTCGAGGAGGGCCGCCGCCTTGACGCCGACCCGCGGACGCGGGACCAGTCGGCGTGCTGGCTGTGCGGACAGCGCATCGACTACGACGCGGCGCCCGGCACGACGGACGACTCGCACGAGCTCGACCATGTTGTGCCCGTCTCTTCGGCGCCCGACATGCAGGAGGAGCCGGGCAACTTCAGGCACGCGCACCGCCGGTGCAACGCGGCGCGCAGCAACAGCGTGCCAGTCGGTGCGCTCGCGAACCGGCCGCGACCCTGGTGGTGACCCCACGCGCGTTCACTCTGGAGCGCAAGATGACTTGGATTGAACGCCGGAGAAAAATTGAAAAATTTCAACCACCCGGCCCACCTCCCGCGCCCCCTTTTCCTCCCTCCCCGGCGTTTTTAGGCCCCCCTAGTGCCGGAAAACCGCGAAAACGAGCCGAAAACGGGACGTTTCATGCATGACAGGTCGCGAATCCGGGATTTGCACGCGAATGGGGTGCGTCCTGTGGAAATCGCCCGGATCGTGGGGTGCTCCCGGTCCTCCGTGTACCGGGCGATTGCCCCGGGCGCGGCCCTGCGCTACCAGAGGGCGCCGAAGTACGCTGACGCGATTGAACGGGTCCGGGATCTCGTCTACCGCTACCCGCTGATGGACGGTCCAGCGCTCATGGTGCAAGCCTCCTGGCCCGGATCTCTGCGCCAGCTCCAAGCAGTCGTCCATCCGATGCGGTTCCCGGCGCTGCAGGCCGCCAAAGCCGGCGGAGTGCTCCTGCGGCCCGCCGACCACCTGTAGGGGGCGACGATGATCCCCGAGACACTCAGCGCGCTCGCGGTCCCCATCGACTCCATCACCCCGTACCGGGACAACCCACGCCGCGGGGACCTGGACGCCATCAAGGAATCACTGGCCGTCAACGGACAGTACCGTCCGATCGTCGCGAACCGCCGGACCGGCGAGGTGCTCGCAGGCAATCACACGCTGCGGGCCGCGGAACTGCTCGGCTGGACGCAGATCGCCGTCACATGGGTGGACGTGGACGACGAAACGGCGCGGCGCATCGTCCTCGTGGACAACCGGTCGAACGACCTGGCCGGATACGACGACGCCCTGCTCGCCTCCATCCTCGAGGACCTCCCGGACCTCGAGGGCACCGGCTACGACCAGGCGGCGCTCGCGGCGCTGCTGGCTGGCCGGGATGAGCCGGTAGCGCTGACGGACCCGGACGAGGCCTCCCCGCTGCCCGAGCGGGCGCCTGTGAGCCGCGTGGGCGACGTCTGGGAACTCGGGGAGTCGAGGCTCCTCGTGGGGGACGCGGCAGACGAGGCCGCCGTCCTCGGCGTCCTGGGCGACGACCGCGCGGACTGCGTGTGGACGGACCCGCCCTACGGCGTCGACTACGTCGGAAAGACGAAGGACGCCCTGGCCATCCAGAACGACACGAGCAAGGGCCTGCCGGACCTGCTCGCCGGGGCGTTCCGCACGCTGGTCGCCGCCTCCCGGCCCGGCGCCCCGGTCTACGTTGCCTACGCCATGCGGGAGCACCAGGCATTCCACGACGCGCTGGACTCGGCGGGGATCGTCGTCCGCCAGCACCTCGTGTGGGTGAAGAACACGATGGTGCTGAGCCACGCCGACTACCAGTATCGGCACGAGCCGATCATTTACGGGTTCACGGCGGGGGGCGCGGGACGCCTGGGGCGCGGCGGCCCCCACTGGTGCGGAGACAACCGTGCGACCACGGTGTTCGAGGTCGCCAAACCGCCCGCGAACCGCGACCACCCCACCATGAAGCCCGTCGAGCTCATAGACGGGATGCTCGCCAACTCCCTGCCCGCGGGCGGCCTCGTCCTCGACTTGTTCGGGGGATCCGGCTCGACGCTCATCGCGGCGCACCGTCGGCGCTCGCGGGCCCTCCTGGTGGAGCTGGATCCACGGTACGCGGACGCGATCTGCCGCAGGTGGCAGGAGCACACGGGGATCGTGCCCGTGCGACGGTCGTCGGGCGAGGCCGTGAACTTCGCGGGAGGCGGTCATGACCAGCAGGGCTGAGCAGGTGCGTATGCTGCGCCTGGCCGGCCTGTCGTTCGTGGACGTCGCCGCGCGGCTGGGACTGGCCAGCCCGGACGAGGCTGTCGTCCTGTACGAGTCAGTCGCCTCCCTGGGGACGACCGCGCCCTTTCGCGACGCGCGATCTCATGCGGTTGGAGGTGGAGCGTCTCGACCGCATCCACGCGGCCCTGTGGCCAAGGGCCATGAGGGCCGACCTGGGGGCGATCGACCGGATACTCAGGATCTCCGAACGGCGACTGCTCCTGCAAGGAAGACTCGACGCGTTGGAAGCCCCGCCGGAGCGTACTGCGCGAACCTCGGTGAGGACGGGGAGGTGGGACGATGCCGAAGCGGAAAGGGACCAGGAGCCAGCGTGCCCGACGGGTTGATGCGGGTGGGGACTTCCCGCCGCCCTCGCGGCTGTCGGAGCGCGCCGCCGAGGCGTGGCGGGAAATCGTGGCCCGCCATGGGCGCCGCGCAGCCCGGATCATCGGACCGGAACTCGAGGTGTACTGCGAGGCGATTGGGACGGCGCGTGAGGCCCGCGCCCGGATCGAGGCCGAGGGGATGGTCGTCGCCGACATGCGCGGCGCCGCGATCCCGCACCCGGCCGTCGCGGTCGCGGCGGCAGCGGACAAGACCATCGAGCGCCTCGCGCCGCGCTTCCAGGTGCGCGTCGATAGGGGCGAGCAGGGGTACATGGTCCGGAAGACGCGTGACGCGGTGCGCGGCGCGGGCCTGGACGCCAAGCCGGAGTACTCCGGGATGATCGCCGCGGCCCTCACCCTCGCCGTCGTCATCGACCACGCGCAGGAGGAGGGCCACGACGCTCTGCGGCGCGCCGCGTTCGGCCCCATCCCCTCCTACATCAAGGCGATGAAGGACCTCGGGCTCGCGCCGCGCCTCGGTGTCGTCGAGGAACCCGATGCCCAGGACGCAGGTGCCGCGACCCCGGTGACGACCATCAACGACTGGATGCAGCGGGAGGCGTAGAGCCATGCCCGACGTCCAGTACGGCCGCACGCAGCCCCGCATCTGGACCAAACCGCTGCGGGACCTCACCCCGCAGACGTCAAGGGGCTACGAGGTCATCCGCTTCGCCGAGGAGGTCCTCGGCATCGACTTGTACCCGTGGCAGAAGTGGCTGCTCGTCCACGGCCTCGAACTCCTGCCCGACGGCACGTACAGGTTCCGGCAGCTCTTCATCCTCGTGGCCCGCCAGAACGGCAAGACCCTGCTCGCGTCGGCGCTCGCGGCCTGGTGGCTGTTCGTGGAGTCGCGGCGCCGCCCGGACAAGGTCCCTCCGGTGCGGTTCAAAATCGTGGGGACCGCGCAGAACCTCGACATCGCCCGAGAACCGTGGGCGGCTGTCAAGGGGTGGTGCGACCCCGATCCGGAGACACCGGAGGAAGCGGACCTCATCATCAAGATGCTGCAGCAGGAGACCGCGAAGGTCCGTGATACCAACGGTGACAACCGGATCATCGCCAGGAACCGCGCCCACTACGAGATCCGCGCGGTCTCCTCCGCGCGTGGGAAGCCCGCGGCCCGGGTCCTCATGGACGAGCTCCGGGAGCAGAAGAAATGGGCGGCCTGGAACTCCGTCGCGCCGACGAACAGGTCGTTCTGGTCCGGACAGCTCTGGGGGTTCTCGAACGCCGGTGACTCGAAGTCGGTCGTGCTCCTCGCGCAGAGGCAGCGCGGCCTGGAACTCATCGAGCAGTGGGACGCGCTCGTCGAGCGGGGCGGGATGTCGCCTGAGGAGTACGCGGCCGATCCCGACCGGGACATCACGCGCGCGCTCTTCGAGTGGTCAGCCGAAGATGACTGCGCTCTTGATGACGTCGGGGGCATCCTGCAGGCCAACCCGTCGATAGGGTACTCCAACATCACGGTCGCCCAGTGCCTGGCTGAGGCGCAGTCCTCGGACACCAACGAGGCCGGGTACCGGACGGAAGTCCTGTGCCAGTGGGTGCAGGAGATGGCGAAGACCTACATCGAGCCCAAGGCGTTCAAACGGGCGTCGGTGCCGGTGGAGGACGTCGAACAGCTGATCCCACGCGGCGCCCGGACCGTGTGGGGCGTTGATACCTCCCAGTCCCGGGAAATGACCTACGTCGCTGCGGCCCTGCGGCTGTCGGACGGCCGACCGTTCGTCACGGTGTGGGCGCAGCGCGCGGGCATGCTCTGGCTTCCCGACTACATGCGGGACCTCGCCGAGGAATCGGGCATGCGGGAGGTCGCTGTGCAGTCGAAGGGGTGCCCCGCGATGGAATTCGTGGCCCCCCTCGAGAAAGCCGGTCTCCAGGTCCACAAGATCGACGGCTCCATCATCGGGATCGCTACCGGCAGGTTCAAGGACCGCGTGCGCGACGGGCAGCTGGTCACCACCGACCAGGACTCGCTTCGTCTGGCGATCGAGGGCGGGATGACAGCGAAGTACGCGGAGAACGACGCCTGGTCCAGGAACCGGTCGACGACCGACGTCGCTCCCGCCATCGCCGCGACCCTCGCCCTGTACGGCCTCGAAGTGCTCGAGCCCGCGCCGCGCGAAACCGTGGCCCCGCCACCGGCAGCAGCAGTACTCGCGCGCGCCGCCGAGGACCCGCTCGGCGGCGCCGACATCTCGACCATGCGCTTCTAGAGAGAGGGGGTGGTTCCCCAGTGACCCGTGAGATGGGGTACCAAGTCAACACGCTCGCGACGTGGAGCGCGCTCGCGGCCGCGACCACGGAATCGAATCCGGATCTCGTGTGGCCCAAATCGGTGCCGGTGTACGACCAGATGCGGAAAGAGGAATCCCAGGTGTCCTCGGTGCTGCGGGCCGTGACCTTGCCGGTGCGGTCGGCGTCGTGGGCGCTGGATCCGACGGGGTGCCGCCCCGAGGTCGTCGAGCATGTCTCGGCAGACTTGAACATCCCCGTGCGGGGCCAGGCACATACCGTGCCGCTGCGCACGAGGGGCCGGTTCTCGTGGGCCGACCACTTGCGCCTGGCGCTCCTCGAACTGGTGTTCGGGCACTCGTTCTTCGAGCAGGTGTACCGGATCGACGACGCTGGGCTCGCGCATCTGGTGAAACTGGCATGGAGGCCGCCGCGGACGATCTCGAAGATCGACGTCGCCTCCGACGGCGGACTGGTCGCGATCGAGCAGTACTCGACGGCGCGCCCCGTGCGCATCCCCGTGAATCGGCTCGTCGCCTACGTCAACGAGCGCGAGGGCGGGGAATGGGTGGGCCAGTCCCTCCTGCGGTCCGCGTACAAGAACTGGGTCCTCAAGGACCGGCTGCTGCGCATTCAGGCGCTCGTCGCCGAGCGCAACGGCCTGGGAGTGCCCGTGTACACGGGCGCGAAGCCCCCGGAGAACGCCACCTCGGACGAGGTGCAGCAGTGGATGGCCGCCGAGAAGGAGGCCGGCCTCAAGGTCGCGAAGTCGTTCCGCGCGGGCGAATCGGCCGGCGCATCGATCCCCGCGACGTCCGACCTGACCCTGAAGGGTGTGACCGGAGATCTCCCGGACCTCAACGCGCCGATCCGCTACCAGGACGAGCAGATCGCGAGATCTGTCCTCGCGCACTTCCTGAACCTGGGGACCGAGACGGGTTCCTGGGCTCTCGGCTCAACGTTCGCGGACTTCTTCACACAATCCCTGAACGCCGTGTCGCAGCAGGTGTGCGACGTGACCCAGCAGCACGTCGTCGAGGATCTCGTCGACGTCAACTGGGGTGGTGGAGAGCCCGCGCCCCGACTGGTTGTCGAGGCGATCGGCAAGGAGCACCCGGCGACCGCCGAAGCGATCAAGCAACTCGTGGACGGCGGGATCATCACACCGGGCGAGGCCCTCGACTCCCACATGCGGACCCTGTACGGCCTCCCAATCGAAACAGCCCCAGCAAAGGAACCCCAGAATGCAAATGCATGAGCCGCAGGCGCGCCCTTGGGGGCGCATCGAAATCCCCCACTCCGTGAAAACCGAATCCGGGGAAGAGCCCACATGCGCTGACGTCTACATCTACGGCGAGATCGGCGCCTGGGGCGACGTCGGCGCCAAGGAATTCGCAGACCGCATCTCCGCCCTGGACGTGGACCGCCTCAACGTGTACATCAACAGCGTCGGCGGCGCCGCGTGGGACGGACTGGCCATCATGAACGCGCTACGGCGCCACAAGGCGACCGTGTACGCGACCGTCGACGCGCTCGCGGCCTCAGCGGCGTCCGTCATCACGATGGGCGCCGACCACATCACCATGAATCGTGGTAGCGAGATGATGGTCCACGACGCCTCCGGGCTCTGCGTCGGCAACGCCGCCGACATGCGGGAGATCGCCGACGTCCTCGACAAACTCTGCGACTCCTACGCAGACGCCTACGCGGCGCGCGCGGGCGGCGACCGCGAGCACTGGCGTGGCGTCATGCGCGCCGAGACCTGGTACACGGCCGAGGAGGCCGTCCTCGCTGGCCTCGCGGACGAGTGGGTGGACGCCCCCGCCGCCGCCGCGTCAGCCACTGCGTTCGACCTGAGCGGATTCCGCTACCAGGGCCGGGCGCACGCGCCGGCCCCCACCACGCTTCCGGCATCCGAGCCGGGGGAACCACCAACCCGAAAGGAGACAGCAGGCATGAACGACAACACGCCTGGTCTCGTGGAGGAAATCCGCCAGCGGCTCGGCCTCACCGACGCCGCCGACGACTCCGCGATCCTCGCCGCTTTTGATGAGCGCCTCACGGCGCCCACCCAGGCGGCTTCCACCATCCCCGAGGGCACCGCCCTCGTCGACAAGACCCTCCTCGACCAGCTCAGGGCCGACGCCGCAGCTGGCCGCGAGGCCGCAACCGCGCTCGCGGCATCGCGCCGAGAGGACATGATCAGCTCGGCCATCAAGGCCGGGCGGATCGCGCCCTCCTCCCGCGCCGCGTGGATGGCCCTGGCCGAGCGCGACGAGGACGCGGCGCGCGACCTGCTCGCCGCGATGCCCGAGAACACCATCCCCGTCGCCGAGATCGGAGTGACCTCCTGCGACGAGACCCAGACCGAGACCGACAGGCTCTACGCGGCCGCGTGGGGCGGCTCCGAGAAGAAGGAGGCATGAAATGGCGGACTACCTGCCGAAATACGTGCCGGGACAGGCGATCACGCTGACTGCGGCCGCCAAGATCACCGGCGGCACGCTCGTCGAGGTGTCCGCCGCCGGGACCGTCACCCCCGCGGGCGCCGACTCCGCGAAGGTCGTTGGAGTCGCGGGCTTCGACGCCGAGGCCGGTGACACGGTGACCGTGTACCGGGGCGGCGTGCAGCGCCTCACCGCGGCTGGTGCGATCCCCGCCGGAACCCAGGTCGCCGCCGCCGCTGGCGGCAAGGCCATCGCAACCGGCACGAACAAGATCGGCGTCGCCCTGACAGGCGCCGCGAACGCCAACGACGTCGTCGACGTCGCCCTGTGACAAGGAGGATCGGATGTCGTCATACACCTACCCCATCCGTCAGACGGAGGGGAATCTGACGCCGGAGCAGGTCCACCTGCTCCTCGCCAACCCCACGGTGGTCGCCCGCCGCATCGCGGAGCTCACCAACATGAAGTTCGTCGCGGACTACCTGCTGTCCGGCAGGTACGACGCGACCGGCGGCGGCGTCTTCTACGAGACCGGGGAACCGGTCTTCGCGGACGACCAGCCGCAGGCGGTCGCCCCCGGAGCCGAGTACCCCAAGACGATCATGACCGCCGGCGAGATCGCGGCCGCCAAGACCGTGAAGTGGGGCCTGGAGACCGACGTCACGGACGAGCGGATCGCCCGCCAGGGCATGGATCCCGTGAACAAGGCGCTCGCGCGCCTCGCGAACACGGTCGTCCGCCACGTCGATTCCGTGGCCTGGGTGGTCATCACCTCCAAGGTCACCTCGACCAAGCAGTCGGCGGCGTGGACCGCGCCGTCGGCGATCATCGAGTCGATCCTCGCGATCCAGGCCGAGCGCGCCGCACTCGGCACGGGCATCAACCTATCCACCGTCGTCCTCTCCGGCGCCCAGTACGCGAAGGTCATGGGCGTCCTCCTCGACAAGGGCGTCCTGCCCCGCGAGGACGCGAACCCCGTGCTGTCCGGCGCCCTTCCGGTCAACGCGTTCGGCCTGGACTGGGTGACCAGCCCGCACGTCACGGGCACCGACCCGTGGCTGCTCGACCGCGAGCAGCTCGGCGGCGTCGGCGACGAGCGCCTGGGCTCTCCCGGGTACACCACCGCATCCGGCACGACGATCGAGGTCCAGTCGATCCGCCATAAGGATGACAAGTACGAGCTGCGTGCGCGCCGCGTCTGCGTGCCCGTCGTCGTCGAGCCCCTGGCAGGCGTGAAGATCACGGGGACGGGCCTCTGATGGGCGCCGCGTCCTACACCGTGGTCGGCCCGTGCGCCGTCGCCGCCCTCGCGGAGGGCGGCGAGCGGTACCTCTACCGCGGCGCCGTAATCGCCGCCGCCGAGTACACGGAGGAGAGCCTGGCCCACCTGCTCGGCATCGGCCTCATCGCCGCCGCGCCCGTCGAACTCTCCGGGAATCCCGGAGAATCCGAGCCCGCCACCGACGGTGGCGGGCCCAAGACTCCCCAGGAGCCCCCGGAGACTCCAGAGGAGGGCACGAAGGCCGCCAAGAAGAAGTGAGAGGAGGCGCGGGGTGATCACAGCGAACGATCTGGGAATCCCGGACAAGGCGCTCGCGGCCCGCATCATGGCGCAGGCCCGTGCGATCGCTCCGTGCGTCTCCTCCCTCACCGGGGACGCCAAGGACGAGGCCGTCGCGCTGCTCCAAGCGATCGCGAGGGACGCGGCCTCCGGGGGTGCTCGCGGCGTGGCGTCGCGGCAGGTGGGCACCGCCCGCCTGTCCTACAGGGATGTGGCGTCGTGGTTCACGAATGACGACCGCGCGGCGCTGCGCGCCCTGTGCGCGGCGCCGGTGGCGGGAACGGGCCACCCAGTGGGAGCGTTCCCGGCCCCGGCGCGCGCCTACAAGGCGATCTGGCCGGAGGAGGGGGCGCCATGATGCACGGGTCGCGCCTGGTGCGCCAGCGCCCCCGGATGGTGGCGTCTCACCTGAACCCGGAGCGTCTGGTGCCCGCGTGGGACGACCCCGACGAGCTCGACGTCGTGGGGTTCTTGGACGCGTCGGCGACGTCCGAGGATCCGGACGTGTCCCGGGAGGAGGCTGTGTCGTCTGCGACCCTGTACGTTGATGACCCGGCGGCTGACATCCGCCGTGGGGACCGCATCACCGACGGCGTGAGGTCCTGGCGGGTCCAGGGCTTCCCCGCCGCGCCGATGAACCCATTCGACGGGTGGCAGCCGTACCTGGTCGTCAACCTCCGCGAGGTCAAGGGGTGAAGCGTGTCCGACGACATCAGATTCAACCCGGGCTTCTTCGACTCGATCATGAAATCCGCTGGGATCAAGGCACTGACGGAATCGGCCGCGAAGCGAGTGCTGGCGCGGGCGCGGGAGACCGCGCCCGTCGACACGGGCGCGTACCGCGACGGCCTGGCCCTCGACCACAAGGAGACCGCGTACCGCACCGTGGTGCGCGTGGTTGGCCGCGACAAGAAGACCATGCTCGTGGAGTCGAAGACGGGGAACCTCGCGCGGGCGATGAGCGCGGCGAAGGGCGGTGCCTGAAATGCCGAGGATCGTCCCAGCGTCCGTGGACGAGTGGCTGGTCCCGCACCTGCGGCGCTCGCTGCGCGCGGAAGGGATCGACGCACAGGTCGACGTCGTCGAGCCCCCCACGCTGGACGCTCCGCTCGCGAGCCCGCTCGTCGTCGTCCGCATGGACGGCGGCGCCCAGTCGTCGCCGCTGACGTTCTCCTGCCAGGTCGGGATCTCCGTCCTGGCGGGGGCCCGTCAGAACGACGCGCTGGCCCGCCGAGTCGCCGGCCTCGTGTACGCGGCCGCGACGGACATGGAGATCGTGTTCGCCCCGGGGTCGCCGATCACGGCGGTCGACTACGGGGCGTGCACGACGCCTGTGGGCGTGTCCGACGACCAGGACGTCGCACGCCGCTACATGACCGTCTCCTACCTGGTGGTGGGCTCCTGGTAGCCGTGCCGCCGATCCGCTTAGTCAGCCCCACCAAAGCTGTGGGGCGCCCAATCCCAGAAAGGGGCCCGCACATGAGTCTCTACGACTCCTCCCAATTCGAAATCGACGACGTCGGAATCCCGATCACCGGGGTCGCGGCGTACGCCCCAGTCAGCGAGGCCAACATCATCAAGGACGAGGACCTCGGCAAAGCGACGCTCACCCTGCCCGAGGCGTACCGCCGCCTCGGCCTGTACAAGGAGGACGGAGGGGTGGAGGAGGAGCGCGACGATGACGACGCCATCGAGCTCTTCCAGGAGGGCTACAAACTCGCCGGCAAATCCACAACCTCGGTGAAAATCGGCCTCGCTGAGGACAACGAGAACGTCAACCGCCTCATCGACGGCATCGAGCCAAACGAGCACGGCGTCGTGTACGTCCCATCGTCGCTCCCGTCGAACACGATCCTCCTGTTCGTCGCGACGAAGTACAAGGGCGGTCGCGAACTGCGCCGCCTGGGAGTCGCCCGCATATCGGCCGTAGAGGTCGATCAGGAGGAGCGCGGGTCGGTCAAGGCCAAGACCGTGACCTTCGAGTGGGTGCCCTCGCCCCTCATCGGCGGATCCCCGTACAAGAAGTGGCTCGGAATCCCCGGCGGTGTCACCGTCGCCGTTGCGCCGAAGACCGCGACCGTCAAGGCCAACCAGACCGTGAAACTGACCGCGACGGTCACGCCCGCGGGACGACAGGTCACGTGGGAGTCCTCCAAGCCGGAGGTCGCCCGCGTGGACTCGACCGGCGTCGTCACCGGCGTCAAGGCGGACGCGTCGGCCGTGACGATCACGGCCTCGTCCGGAGGTGCGTCCGACACCGCCCAGGTCACCGTGACCGCCTGAGCCCACACCGAGCAGCTGGGTGGGAGAAGAGCCCGGGGGTGCCTCTCCCACCCAGCGAACCCCCACACCCCCACCGTCTGAAAGGACCAGCCCGTGTACGAGATCCCCGACGCCCCCGCTGACGGCGCCTACGACTTCGACGCGTGGAACGACACCGCCGAGGACGGTGTTCTCCGCGAACTCGCCGCCACCCAGAGAATCAAGTACATCATCAGCCGCGACGGCGCCTTCGTCGCGCGCTTCCCGGATGGGCGCATCATCCACACACCCCTCCACCTCTCCGCCGAGACGATCGACACGGTGAACGGCCTGGGCGACAAGCCCGAGGCCGACCAGATCCGCACCCTGCTCGAGCTCCTCGGCCAGGCAGAGGACCTCGACTACCTCAAGAAGACCGATCTCATCTCGGTCGCCGACTACGCCGGGAAGTACTTCCGAGCGTTCGAGCGGCTCTCCCAGATGACCCTGGGGGAATCGCAGGGCTGACCCAGCTCGCCAAGGACCACCCCGTCACCCTGCCCGCCACACTGCGGGCACGGTACGGGGTGTCCTGGTGGCAGGCCGGGCAGCCCCACTTCCCCTGGCCCGAGGTCCGCGCCCTCGTCCTCGACGCGCTCGCGGACCCATCCACATCGCTCGGCGCCGAAGCCGCGGGCTGGGAGTACCCCGCCCGCCTGGTCGACCTCGTGCAGGTCCAGGCCCTGACCGGCGACCAGGCCAGCAAGGTCATGCCCTACAAGAACACGCCCGCCCCAGGCGCCGAGCGGATCACGGACGACGAGATCACTCGCGCGCAGGCCGAGCTCGCGGAGTCGATCATCATCAGCGGCTAAGCACAACTGCATAAGGGGGTCCCGCATGTCGGCGGAAGTCGGATCGGCGCACATCGCCATTTTCCCCGTCATGCGGGGCTTCAAGAAGGCCGTAGCCGCCGAGGTCAAGGGCTCTGCGTCCGAGGGGCGGACCGGGTTCCAGAAAGCCTTCTCCGGCGCTGGCCAGGCCATCGGACAGCGCCTCGGCCGCGAGACCGCCGCAGGCTTCAAGCAGGCCACGGGCTCGATGGGCGCCGACGGACTCCGCAAGCTGCGCACCGACGTCGCCGCCGCATCCCGCGCCCTCGCCTCCGCGCGGCTCAAGCAGCAAGACTCAGCGGGCAAGACACGCATCGCGGAGACGCAACTCGCCGAGGCCCAGGCGAAGTACGCTGCCGGGTCCTCCCAGGTGGTGCGCGCAGAAGAGCGCCTCGCCTCAGCACGCCGACGCCAGGCCGCCGAGGCCGAGGCGGTCAGCGCCGCAACTGATCGCCTCAAGTCCGCGCAGGCCGCCCTCGCGGCCGGGCAGTCCCAGGCCGCAGCTGCGGCAACGGTGCAGGTGACGCGCCTGCAGGCCCTCAAGGGCGCGGCCGCTAACGTCGCGGGCGCCGTCGGGCGGTTCCGCGACGGATTCACATCCGCTGCCGCTGCGGCCTCGGTGTTCTCCGGGCGCATGGGCACACTCGGCGGGCAGACCCGTCAGGCCCTCGCACCGGTCGAGGCAGTCGTCACCCGCGTCGCCGGTGCTCTGAAAGACGCTGGCGCACGCACGTTCACCCCCCTCGCAGCAGGGGTTGCGCGGTTCCGCGACGGCATCGTTGCCGCCGCGACATCCGCCGCGGGTTTCGTCGGGAGGATCGCCTCACTCGGTGGCCTCACCGCGAAGATCACCGCACCCATCCAACGGATCGCCCCGGTAGTGGCGTCCGCGCTCGCGGGCGTCGCGGGCCGGGCGGCGTCGGCGTTCTCCGCGATTGCCCCGGCTATCGGACCGGCGATGTCTGGCCTGGCTGGCGCTGTGGGGGCCGGTATGGCTGGGGTGACGCGGGCAGTGGTGTCGGGCGCGTCGTCAATGGCGTCGGCGATCTCCAGCGTCGCGAAAGCCGGTGCCGCGACGCTGATCGCGGCGTTCGCAGCCGCGGCGACGGTGATCGCGTCGCAGCTCGGGTCGGCGGTGTCCCGTGTGGACACCCTGAATAACTTCCCGAAGGTCATGGCGAATCTCGGGTACGCGGCGGACGACGCGCGCGCCTCGGTATCGCGTATGGCGGACGGCATCAAGGGGTTGCCGACGCGCCTCGATGACATCGCGTCAACGACGCAGCAGCTCGCGCCGCTCACGAAGTCCCTCGGGGACGCGACCGAGTTGTCGCTGGCCCTCAACAACGCGCTGCTAGCAGGCGGGAAGGGCGGCGCGGAGGCCGCGCGGGCCATGACCCAGTACACGCAGATGCTCGGCAAAGGGAAAGTCGATCTGCAGTCGTGGAGGACGCTGCAGGAGGTCATGCCCGGACAACTGGGGCAGATCGCGCAGGCGCTTCTAGGGCCCACCGCGAACACGATGGCCCTGTATGACGCGATGCAGGACGGGAAAGTCTCATTCGACGATTTCAATAACGCGATACTGCGGTTGAATAACGAGGGGATAAACGGTTTCGCCTCATTCGCGCAACAGGCGAAGGATGCCACGTCTGGAATAAAGACAGCGTTCACGAATGTGGGCACTGCGATTAGCCGCAATATTGCGAACATTATTCAGGCGATTGGTGCGGACCGTATCTCCGGTGCTATCAACTCGATTGGTGGCGCGATTGACGCGGTTGGGAAGAAGATCGTTGGACTGATCCGGTCGTTCCAGGGAGGGGGTTTCTCGCAATTCGCAGGGGCGATGCAGGGGCTGATACCGGTTGTCGGTGGCGTGGTTGGGGCGTTCGCTCCGCTGCTGTCGAAAATCCCGATTCTGGGGGCGGGGTTCGCGGGCCTCACGGGTCCGATAGGGGTTGCTCTGGGGGCGTTTGCGGGGTTCGCCGCGACGAGCAAGCCCCTCCAGGACGCGCTGTCGAATATCGGCAGTGTCCTGGCGGATTCCTTCGGGTCCGTGATGGTGAATCTCGCCCCAGCGTTCGAGCAGTTCGGGACGATGCTCGGCATGATGGGACAGGTCGTCGGAGGGTCGCTGGCCAGCGCGTTCAACGCGCTGGCGCCCGTGCTGGGGTTGATCGCGCAGCACTTCATCGCGCTGGTCAACGGCGTGATGCCCTCCCTGATCCCCCTGATGTCGAGCCTTGCGGGTGTGGTCTCGCAGGTGATCGGCGTGGTGGCGGATGTTGTCGCGGCGGTGCTCCCGCAAGTGTCGGCACTGCTGCTGCAGATGATGCCGCTCATCACCCAGATGGTCGCTGACCTGCTCCCGCAACTGCTGCCGATCATCACGCAGATCGGCGCGCTCATCCAGGCGCTGCTGCCGGTCCTGATCCAAGTGGTGAGCGCGGTGCTGCCGCCGATCATTGCGATCATCTCGGCTCTGCTGCCGGTCATCATGACCCTGGTGAGCGCGGTACTGCCGCTCGTGATCCCTGTGATCACGCAGATAGCGGAAGTGATCGCGCAGATCGCGCCACTGCTCACGCAGCTGGTGTCCGCACTGCTTCCGCCGATCATGGAAATCGTGACCGCTCTGGTCCCGGTCTTCATGCAGGTGGTGAGCGCGGTGATGCAGATCGTCTCGGCGGTCCTGCCACTGCTGCCTCCGCTGATGCAGCTGATCGGCGCCATTCTTCCTCCGTTGGTGAGCCTGTTCTCGGCGGTGATCGGACCGGTGATCACGCTGGCCGGTCAGATCATCGGCAACCTGATGCCGGTCATCACCAGCCTGATCGGAGTGATCCAGGGCCTGATTAGTTTCGTGACAGGCGTGTTCACCGGGAACTGGACATCGGCATGGAATGGCGTCAAGTCCATTTTCAGTAATGCTGTGAATGGTATCGGATCGCTTATCACGGGCACCTTGAAATCCTTCTTCACGGGCATTCCGAGCATGATCAAGAATGTATTCGCGGGGGCTGGGTCGTGGCTCCTCGACGCGGGCAAGAAGATCATTCAGGGCCTCATCGACGGCATCAAGGGGATGTTCGACGCCGTGAAGGGCGCGTTCTCCTGGCTCACCGACCTCATCCCGTCGTGGAAGGGACCGGAACAGCGCGACCGGGTGCTGCTCCGGCCCGCGGGACGGTTGATCATGCAGGGCCTCGAGGAGGGCTTGGCGGACCGGTACGCGCAGGTCAGAGCGACCCTCACAGGGTTCACGGATTCACTGGCCGGGACGCGCCCGACGACGGTGCCCACCGCTGGTGGCCCGGCGGCCCTGCCGGGCGCGGATTCGGGCGTGGGCCTGGCGGACGCCCTGGCATCGGCGATCATCCAGGCTCTCGGAGGCGCGACCCTCGCCCTCGAGGTCCACGACGTCGACGACGTCCTGATGGGGTCGATGGATGCCCGGGTCGTGGCGTCGCTGCGCGAGCAGTCGCGCCGCCGCGGCCTGTACCGCTAGACAGGGAGGAGGACGCATGGTCACGTGCGAGGTCCAGGCGTACGCGGGACCGTCTGACGCCCCGTGCGCCGCCGTCATCATCCGGGGAGTGAAGGACGCGCTGGTGCGCGTCTGCCGCATCGTCGGGGACGCCGAGCAGACGGTGCGCGGGGGACGGGCGATGCACGTGTACGGCGAGGGCTTCCTCGTCGACTACGACGTGCCGCTGGGGCGCCAGGTCCGGTACAGGGTGACCGCGGGATCTGAGACTGCGGAGGCCACGTACAGCGTGGAGTCGCCAAGGGGGTGGGGGTGGATCACAGACCCGTACGACCCGGCGAGGGCGCTGTCCACTGCTCTTGACGACACGTCGGGCGCGCAGATCATCCTGCGCGCCGGGGCGCTCGAGTCCGACAGCCGCGCGGCCACGGTCGAGACCGTGGACATCATCGGATCGCCCTACCCGGTCGCTGTCGGCGGGCGTCGGTCGAGGCCGTCGGGCATCCAGCTCGAACTGGTCACCGTGACCAGGGGCGCGTCCGAGGCTGCCGCGCAGATCTTGGACTCCTCGATCCTCATCGTCCGCATGCCGGAGGACGTGCCGTCCCTCGAGCCCGTGTCGTTCCTGGCGGTCCCGGACCTATCGGCGTCGTATCCGCGGCGTCGGAGCGGACAGGCAGGGCTCGTCCTATGGTCGGGCACTGCGCGCCTCGTGCGCCCGGTGTCCCGTGCAGTGGTGTGGGAGAGATGGACGATGGATGCGGTTGAGGATCTGTGGAAGGACCTCACCTTGACGCGGGTGGAGTCGATGGCTTGGGGGAAGGGCCTGTCGATGGCCGACGTCGAACGCGATCCGAAGATGGGGGGACTGCTGTGATCACACTGAGCGCGGACGTCCTAGAGGCGCTCACGGGGTCGCGTGAGGGCGAGAAGATCGAGGCGTCTGCCTGGTACGGCGGGCGTCTCGTCGCGCAGGATCTCGTCGCGTCGTCTTGGTCGATGACGGACGACGCGACCAGGCAGGTGCGGCGTGAGCTGAGCTTGCAGATCGAGGATCCGGAAGGGGACCTTATTCCCCTGGGCTACGAGGACCCGCTGTCCGCGTGCGGACAGCGCCTCGCGGTCCGCCACATTATGCCCGGCGGCGGGCGCGTGGAGCTCGGAACGTTCCTGATCACCAAATCAAGGCCAGCGGCGTCCTGGGCGGTGTCCCAGCGCGGCGCGGATCGCCGGCTCATCTGCGCGGGCGCGTTGATCACGGTCACTGCTGCGGACCTGACCGCCGTCGTGAAGGCCGATGGGCTCGCGGCCCCGCAGTCCCCACCGGGATCCGTGAGCGCCGTGAGCGAGATCCAAAGGCTGCTGTCGGGGATCGTCCCCGTCGTCATCGGCAAGGGCGTCGACGTGGACCGCCGCGTCTCCTCGCTCATGGTGTACGACAAGGGCCAGGGGGCCCGCATGGACGCGGCGGAGGACCTGGCGGACACTCTCGGCGCGGTCATCCGCATGGGCCCCGACGGCGCGGCGTATGTCGAGGTCCCGGGCACAGACCCCGTGTGGACCGTCAACGGCGGCGACGACGGAGTGCTCATCGGCGTCGACTTCGAGCAATCGATCGACAAGCTATACAACGAGTGCGTTTCTTCGTCATCGGGCGGCAACGCGGAGATCACGGGCTCCTACCGGATTGAAACCGGGCCCCTGCGCTGGGGCGGCCCGCTCGGGCGCCGCATCGTCTTCCACGACAACCCGGCCATCACTAGCGTCGAGCAGGCATCAGCCGACGCGCGCACCGTCCTCACCACCAAGGTCGCGAAACGGGCGCTGCCCATCACGGTGCAGTGCATGAACCACCCGGGCCTGCAATCCTCTGACCCCGTGCGCATCGAGATGCCGACCTGCCACGGATTCCGCGCCGTCACCGGAGCCGTCGCCTCGATCAGCCGCAGGGGAACCGCCGCTGGCATCGCCCAGATGGAAGTGGTCGTCAACGTGACGATGGACGATTTCGTGGAGGCAATCCGTGGATGAGCTCGCCTCGATGATCTCCGCCGAGGGAATCTCGGCGGGCACGCGCACCATGCTCGGGACCGTGCAGAACCGCGCAGACGGAGGGCCGGTCGTCACCGTCGGCGGGTCCCCCATCAAAGCCCGCTGGCTGTCCGGAACCGTCGTCAACGACGGCGACACCGTGCTCGTGCAAATCACCAACGACGCGGGCGGACAGCGCACGAGCCTCGTCCTCGGACGAGTCTCCGACACCCCCACCCCCGCCGTCGGAACCGTGACCAAAACCCCATCAGGCGCCAAGAGCATCACCGTGCGAGCCGAATGGCTTGGCGAGCTCGAGGCCGCCTACCTCACCACCTACACGCCTGCAGTCGGCGACCAGGTGATGCTGATCTGGCACGGATCCACACCTATCGCGATGGGACAGCGCTCCGCACCACCACCAGCGGAGTCCCAATGGCCCGCCCCAGCAGCGGAGACGCGTCCCGGCTTCATCACGATCCGCGCCATCGACTCCGCCACCTGGGACGCTCGCCAAGGGGACGCCTGGGACGCATACAAGGGGGCATCCGTGTACCAGGGCACCTGGGACACGCGCCCCCCGTACCTCGGCACATGGTGGTACGGGCACGGCGCCGCGATCCTCGCGGGCCGCAACGTCACCAGCCTCCGTATCCGCCTCGCCCGCCGGAAACCCCAGATCGGTCCCGCATCCTCCGCGATCGAGTTCCGGCTCGCCCCCCACGGCCTCATGAACCGCACCAGCGGGCGGCCAACGGCGCTCGCGGATGGAGTGGTGGCGACTGTGCCGCCGAACGCAGGCGGCACGTGGCATGACCTCCCGACGGCGTGGGGGCCGTACCTGGCGTCCGGGGGCGGGATCTTCATGTCGGGCGTCGCGTACGGCGGCGTGGACGGCATCGACGCCGACCCGGAATCGGGGCTGCTCGAGGCCGCGTGGGAATAGACCGAAAGGATGATGACTATGGTCACAATGCGGCCGAATGGGGCGGTCACCCCGGACGGCGGGGATCCGCCCAGGCTCACGAAGTACTTTCTGGACCTCGGGTTGACATCGAATCGCATGCTCACGGCGTCGTCGCAGGCGCAGGCCGACAACATGGTCGAGGCAATGCGGTCCACCGGGTACCCGGCGTCCGCTCAGCGCCCCCTTTACGTGTTCCGTACGGATCTGGGCGGTCTCACCGCTCACGACGGCACGCGGTGGACGAATCTGGTAGCGCAGGAGCCGTTGAAGGGGAAGATCGCGCCCGCCAGTGGTTGGACGTGCTCCATCGAGGGCGGCCTGCGCACGGGACGCTTGTGCACGGCGATGATTCTGTGCTCGCCCGTCGCCTCGACCTGGTTCTACGGGTACTCCCCGCAGACGGTGGGAGTGCTACCGGCAGAGCTCTCATCGGTGTCGGGCGCCCGTTTCACACTCCCCGGCGAGGGGCCCGCGATGTACCTGGATATCGACAAGCACAATCTGACGCTGACAACGACGTCTGACAAGTACGTCTCGCCCCAGCGGATTTGGGCATCGATGGTCTGGCACATCTGATGCTCCAGGAGCGCTCGATCGCGGCGCCGTAGCCGCCACCCGTCCCCGTACCGCCTGGTGCGGGGTTTTCCATTACTCGGACATGAAAGGAGACGACGATGGCGAGGACGATGGCCCAGCGGCTGGCGGCGCGCATGTACTACTACTGCGCGATCGCGAACGCGGGCTACTCGCAGCCAAACCGCCGGAGGATCTACGAGCTGTGGGGCCGCACCGATCCTGGGGCGGTCGCCGAGGGCGATTGCTCGATGGCTGCTCTGGCCGCAGCGCAGGAGGCCGGCCTCCCGACGGGGGCGGCCTCGTACACGGGCGATATGCGCGCCGCCCTTGAGGCGGAGGGGTGGCAGGTGCTCCCCTACGCCCTGTGCGGCGGGGACCCCGACAACTTGTACACGGGCGACTTCCTCCTCAAAACCGGGCACGTCGCCGTGTACCTCGGCGAGAACCGCCTCGGGGAATTCTGGATCGACGGATCCGGAGACATCGGAGGATCCGCCTGGGGAGACGGGGAGGGGGACGACACGGGCGGCGAGTCGCGCGTCATTTCCTTCACCGGACACCCCTACACCCAAGGAGCGGCGTGGGAGTGCATCCTCCGGCCGCCCGACGATCCGGAGGACTCCAGCGCCTCCGATTCGACCCCCGCCGCCCCGGACGGAGCGGCGGCATCCACACCCAACATTCAGGAGATGAGCGACATGTTCTTCATCAAATACCGCACCGCGTGGGGCGCGTGGGCCTACGTCATGATCACCAGTGCCGCGGGCGCCTATGCCCTCGACGAGGTGGAGGCCCAGGTCTACAACCCCATCAGCGGCTACGTCGAGGTGCCCGAGCACCACGCGCGGCTGATGGTTGTGCAATCGTGGGAGCGCTTCAACCGCGTGGCGGCTGCTGCTGCGGAGGCCACGCGCGTCGACATCAAGGCGGCGACCAAGGAGATCCTGGACGCCGCTGCCGCTGCGGCCGCGGCGGCGGGGACGCCCAAGCCCGAGGGGGAGTGACGATGCTCGACTTCTCGCACATCCAGCTCGGTATGGGCGTGGACCCGGCCACGTGGACGCTGATCTGCGGTGTCGTGTGGACTCTCGTCCAGGCGGCACTGGACAAGCCCCAGTGGACCCCGCGGCGCCGGAAGATCCTGGTCGTGGGCGCTGCGGTCGTCATCGCGGTTCTGATCTGGTGGGCGGGAGCCTACCCGATCTCCTGGAAGCTGATCACCACGCAGATCGGGCTCGTCCTCGGGTACGCGTGGGCCGCCTACCAGGTGCTTTCCGCGTTGAAGATCCGGGGGCATTCGATCCTCGATTGGGCGGGTTTCATCACTCCGGGCGGGGCCACGTACCAGCCCCCGGCGGAATCGGCCGGCGGATTCGGGGGTACGCCCGCGGCGCGCCCGCGCTCGCAGACGTCCTCCTCCGACGGCGAGGAGACGGGCTCCAATGCCGTGGGTGCAGATTGACACCGCTCTGGCGGTCGCTCTCATCGGCGCGATCGGTGTCGTGATCGGCAACATCACGACTTCCTGGTCGCAGCGGCGCATAGAGGGGGAGCGGTCGCGCCTGGCCGAACTCACCCTGGCGTTCGACGCCATGAAGGAGGAACTCGGGCGCCTGGACGCGAAAGTGCAGAGGCTCGAGGCTGAGATCGAGCGGGCGAACAATGAGCTCGACGAGATGGAACGCCGCTACAGGGCGGCCCTGTCCTGGGGACGGAAGACGCAGCACGTCCTGGAGAATGTGCTGCTCGAACAGCCCGAGGGCACTCGCCAGCCGCTGATTCCCGAGCCGCCGGACCTGATCCGGCCCGACATGTGAGCACAAGAGGGGAGGCCCCCGCACCCGTCGTGGGTGCGGGGGCCTCCCCTCTGTTCTTGAATGCTCGACTCAAGTGCTTCGTGGTGTAGGAGACGAAGCGCCAACCAGACTCCTGGTCGCTGCTGTTGCTGTCGCTGTGGGCAGTGGTGCCCGGCCCCCGGGGCGGAGGCCGGGCACCAGAGTCAGGCGAGGGCGCCGATCTCGTCCGCGTAGTCGGCGAGGAGGTCCTCGAGGCTCCAATCCCCAGCCTCGCCGTACTCGGCGGCGTGGTCGCGGATGAAGGCGATCTGGCCCTCGGTGTAGCCCTGGAGGCGGACCGTGAGGTTGAGGCCGTTGATGTTCATGATTAGTCCCCTTTCTGGGACTCAGGGCGGTGGAGCTTTTCTCCGTTGCCGTGTATCTAAATTATAGATAGGTACCTATCTATAAGTCAACTCGAGGACGACCTTATGTTTATGGTGGCGCTCACACATTTATCGTGTGAGCGCCACCAGGACGTCAATCCTCGGTGCCGCTGGGCGGGGCGATGGGGATGACCCGGTACAGGTCTCTACCGTCCGGGCCAATAACGTGTGCTCCAGGCACCTGGCTTGCTGCCAGTACACAGCAGGTGCGCCACCACCTGGCGGTGAGAGGCGCGCGTGGGTGCGCGCGCCGGTAATCCTTGTCACCGCGGTAGGCGACAACAGCGGGAGGAAGGTCGTCGGGGCCCGCGCTCGCGGACAGTTCCTTGAGGGCGTCGCGGATCCGGTCGACGATGGTCCACGTTTGTTCGATGCGTTGGGCGAGCTCGTCGCGTACGCGGTGTGGGATGGGGCGCTTGCCCGCCTCCCACGCGCGATACGTGCGATCTGAGACGTCCAGGAGTTCGGCGGCCGCCTCGGGACCGAGCCCCAGGAGCTCCCTCCCAGCCTTGAGCTCGACGCCGACGCCCTTCATGGCGTCGTCGCGAGTCACCGTGACCCGAACGTCCTCCTCACCGATGCCGAGACTCCAGGCCGCGTAGGAGGGCAGTTCGTCGATGCCGAGGCTGGGACGCTCGGCGCCGCCTTCGTCGCGGTCGTCCCAGCTGATCCACACGCCCTCGTCATCATCCCACCACCAGGCGGGGTAGCCTCCGAGGCCTCGTTTGTCTTGCTCGCTCATGAGGCGGCGCTCGGCCTGGCCGATGTTGTCGGCCAGGATTTTCCCGCTGGGGTGTTCGATGACGATCATCTGTTCTCCTTGGGTGGGGCGGTCCCCTGGGACCCGCCCAGGGGACCGGAATCGTGGGTTAATCCATCCAGTCGGTGTGCTGGTGGATGGTTGCGGGCGGGCGCCCGCGCTTCGCGTCGCCGTGGACGAGGGCGAAGAGGCTGGGGATCTTCTCGGTGATGAGAGTGATGAGGGGAGAGGGGCGGGTGCGTGGTCGTCCCCTTTCTGGGACTCGGGGCGGCGGAGCGGCTCTCCGGTTGCCGTGTGGTTCTTAGTGTAGATGGGTTTCTGTTTACACGTAAGTCGCCCCGCTGGGTGGCCTGCGGGGCGGTGGGGCTAGTCGTCAGTGTGTGGGGGCGGGGTGACGCGCGGTTTGCGGGGGCGCTGGGCGCTCCAGGCGTCAATGGTTTCGGGGAGCCATCCGCGGGGTCTGCGGGTTCCGTCGTCCAGGATCGCATCGGGTGCGGGGAACAAGCCTTTTTTGATGTATCCGTAGATTGTGATGGGGGCGATGCCTAGGCGTTTTGCGACGGCGCTCACTGCAAGGTATCTGACGGGGGTCATGGGCGGCCTCCGCGCTTGCAGGTGGCAATGCGCGCGACTTGAACGCTGACGCTTACGCCCCACAGCGTCCAGCATGACGCGATGAGCCATGCGGGGCCGCCCCGGGTTATCAGAGCGATGGCGGCGCCCAGGGCGAGGAGGGACACGCATCGCGCGACGATGCGGGAGTTCATTCAGTGGTCCTTTCTGTGGGGGTTGGTGGTAGTCTCGCCGTGGGGCGGGGCTCGAAGATGTCAGCCGCATTTTCGAGCCCCTTCCCGGCTAGTCGTCCTTGCGGTGCCTGCCGGGCCCCTTCCCTGGCCACCTGTCAATGATGAAATTGATCAGGTCGATGGCGGCGCCGATGGCCGTCAGTACCAGGATGGCGATTTCCATCACCTCACCTCTCTTCAATTCTCGAACCAGGGGGACCGTCCCCCTGACAGCTACTATTATAGATAGGTACCTATCTATAAGTCTATCCGGGAAGCGGGTTGCATTTGTGGTGCTCGCCTCGTAGTACCATGGCGTTACTCCTACACGTCGATGCGGAAGGGCGTGGACTGTGGAGCCGGTGAGGGCGTCTGGATCAGCCAGTCCTCGAGGATCGGGCCGACGGGGTTGTCGGCCTGGTCGCGGAGCCGCTCGTAGTAAGCGGTCTGCGCGGACGAGGCGTGCCTCGCCGCAATCGAGACCTCGTACTCGGGAAGGCCGGCCTGGATGGCCAGTGTGACGAAGGAGACTCGCAGACTGCTGGGGGTGACCGGGGGGAGGCCCGCGTGAGCGACGAGGGCGCGGAACGAGTTGCCCTCGGCGGCCTTCCCCCAAGGGGCTCCGGTCGCGGGGTTGGTGAGCAGGAAGTCGCGCTCGTTCTTCTCGCTCGCCCACCGCTTGAGGACGTCGGCGGTGCTCTCCGGGATCGCGATGATCTCGGTGCCCGGTGTTTTGGTGGCTTTGACCCGCAGTGCGGGCATGCCGTCGTGCTCCTGCAGGTCGCCGACCTGCAGGGCGCGGGGCTCTCCAGGGCGCAGGCCCGACAGGAGCCACAGCCTCACCTGCGGCTCGAGCTCTCCGCCCCTCCAGTGGGGGACGGCTTCGAGGAGGCGGAGGGCGTCGAGCCGACCGAGCCAGGGGCGCTCACTGCGGCCGGAGCGCGGACGGCGGATGCCCATCGTGGGGATGTCGAGGCGGACGCCGGTCTCGGCCAACCACTTGTAGAAGCCGTGCAGAAGACCGATGTCGGTCTTTGTCGTACGCGGCTGGACCATGGCGCGGCGCTCGGCGATCCATTCCTCGATGTTCTGCCGGGTCGCCGTGGCGACATCGATGCCGTGGGCGTCGCACCACTTCGCCCAGAGGCGCAACGTGTAGTTGTAGTTCTCCTTCGTTCTGCCGGACAGGCGGGAAAGGAAGGTCGTGAAATCGTACATGACGGGGCCTTTCGGGTGTGGGCCCCGTCCCCGGGCCGCGCCCGGGGACGGGGCGGAGGGGTCAGATGGTCTCGGCGTGGATGTCGTCCACCAGGGCGGCGAGCGCGTTGCCGTCGATGTCCTCGATCACGTTGAGGACGGCGTACGCGTCGGGGTATCCGATGACGGCGAGTCCGCAGGCTTCGGCGCAGGAGTCGAGGCGGTTCTGCCCGGCGTAGCCGCAGTCGGCGAACCACTCGCCGAGGGTGCACTCGACGATCTGGCGGGTCGTGGGAGTCGTGTAGCGGATCCTCGTGTCCGCGCTGTACTCCTCGGGGGCCTCGTGGGCGACGTACCCGTTCGCGGCGAGCACCTCGTGACGCCACTCAGCGGGGATGCTCCCAGTGTCCTGCAGGGCGTCGAGGAGGGCCTGTAGGTCCTCGTGCTGCTCGTCGGTGAGGTCGAGGTCCTCGAGGTCGTCCTCCCCGAAAGCCCAGCGGCAGATGTCCCCGTCCTCGGGGGCCCATCCGATGATCGCGTAAGGCCTGGTGGAGGAGTTGGTGTCGTGCCAGTACAACATGATGGTCCCCTTTCTGGGACTCAATGGCGGTCGGGAGGGATTCCCGTTTGCCTTGTACTCCTATTATAGATAGGTACCTATCTATAGGGCAAGTTGGGAGGCTGCTCGCGCGTATGGTGGTGGTCACATAGAATGTGGGGGCCGGGCGAACGCCCGGCCCCCACGCGTGAATTGTTGTGGGACTAGTCGTCGAGGTGCGCGACCGCGTAATCCGCTTCGGCATCCGTGAAGCCCTCGGCGTCGCTGGTCAGCTGGGTGCGGATCGCGTCCGATGACATGTGCATCGAGTCCGAGTACGTCTTGGCCTTGGCGAGTGCATTGGCGTTGTAGTCTGCTTCGAGGTTGTCGATCGCGTACTGCGCGGCCTCAGAGTCGAAGCCTTCGGCTGTGCTGGTGAGTTGCTTGTAGATGCCCTGCTTCGACATGTGCATCGAGTCCGAGTACGTCTTGGCCTTGGCGAGCGCGTTCTGGTGCTCGCGGGGCGTGTCGGGCGTGGTCTCTGTGGTAGATGCGGCGGTGGTCGTTGCTGCAGTTGTGGGGGCGCTCGAGGGCTGGGTGGTCGTCGTCGAGGTCGAGCCGCCTCCGCCCAGGGCCCTGCCGAGGCCTGCAAGGGCGATGACGGCGACGATGGCGATGAACCACGGGTTAAGGGTCAAAATGTGTGTCTGGCTCGGCGTGTCGCGGGGGTTAGATTTGG